CCATGTGATACTGGCAATATTCCGCTAACGCCAGGAGTCACATTTGCTGAGCCATCAAATGAGGCAGCGCTTCCGCTTGTCAAATCCACCTGAATATTACGGCCTGTATGGAGTTTTTTAGCTTCATCAACATACCCGTTGTCGTCCGGATCGTACACTACCTTACGCATATCACCCAAGCTGGCAGCCGCCATGTTTTCCTGCACATACGCCGTTGATGCTGCATTCTGTGAATTATCAGTGGTCGGCATGGTAGGTACATATACATTCTCATTGGTAGCGTGAAAAGCATCTGTTTTTAAATCATCTGTTTCAAACGCTGATTCTGCGCTTGTTCTCCATGCTGTATTAGCGTGTGCTTCGGCTGCAATCGCATTTAAGACAGCCTGTGTATTTTCCTGTGTGGTGTCAGGTAAAGTATTGGGAACCGTCGCACCTACAATACCGGCAAAAGTTTTTCCTGCTATTCTGGTCGTCAGTGTATCATCAAATGCATCAATCTTATTGTCTACGTTCTCTGTACTTGCAGCTTTTGTAGAACTGTCACTTGTATCCACTGTAGGTACTGTTACATCGGTATCATCAGCGTGAAATGCATCTGTGTTAAGTTGTGCCGGTGAGAAGTCTAAATCTGCTGCATCCTGCCACTCTTTCTGAGTCTGCACCCTGCTTGCAATCTCATCGACAATAGCCTGTACTTTTTTTGTCTCTATGTTTGTCAGTGATGATGGAATCTCCATTCCTATATCTGACGCTGCTGTATTAGCTTCCAGCTCTGTAATATGTGTCTTAAACTTATCCTTCAAAAACTGCGGGTATTCATCAAACTGAGCCTGCATAGCATCCGTTGATAACTCCGGCGTATCTGGAAGACCGGTAACACCCATTCCGACTAATTCTGAATCCTGTATGGTAGTAAATGCCATGATCTACCTCCTTAATTTTTCACGTTGTTGCTCTGTGTGTACTCAATACCAAACTGATCTAACATAAGAGGTTCGTTCTTTTCGTCATTCTCAATTCTGAACTTGATATGGTCCGTTTTCTTAATCCTTATCTTTGATGTGATAATTCGCGTTCCTGTATCTGTTCTGAATGTCAGCTTTGAGAATACCAGCTGCGAGAATGTAAAATATCTTGCCGTTGCGTTATCATCCTTTAACAGCTCCCAGCCGCCATTCTTATAGGCATAAATCTTTACTGAGGTTGCAATTGCGGGGAATAATCTTAACGCGAAATATCTATATGTCTTTACCTTAAAGAACGTGATCTCATCTATATCTGCTGTGTCATACCTACAGTAGATTGCATCTCCGTTATCGTTATATGATCCCAGAGCGTCCTCATCGGTATAAAATTTCATGATGTAACCGTCTGAAGTACCAAAGTATATATTTTCATCAATCGTAGCTGCACACTTTGCAGGTATGTTTTCCCAATAGAATGTTGCATACTGCCTTGTGGAATACGGCGCGCCTTCTGCTGATATAGGCTGCAATGTGTCAAGAATATACACATGGTTATTTACAAAAAGCATGTAGTAATCTCTATATCTGATAGCGAATGCTTTTTCCAAGTGCGATTCTTTTAGCAACTTTCCATTAAGATAAAAGCTGCGACTATTCATCATCTGTTCACCAGTAATATCAGCCTGTGTTATCGCCATTATTCCTTCGCGTGTTAAGAACATAGGCTCTATACCAGCCATGATTGATGAGTCTGGTGCTAAGATTGCATAACCTTGTAAACTCTTTATAACCGTAAAAATAGCATTTCCGTTGGAATCAAGAGTGCCTGTCCTCAGAAATGCTATCTGTCTATCGTTACCTTCTCCCTTCAACGTAACCAGAGTGTTTGATACTACTGCATAGCCCTTAATAGGGGTAGCATCAGAACCAAGCACTGAATAGTTTGTATCAGGAAAATATGTAATATCATTCATTTCGGAAAACCAGTCATAGTTTGGATAATCGGGGTTTCCGCTCATGAACAGTCTGTCATAGTTACCATTAACACCGTAGGCAATTGCAAACGTACAGTTTGCAATCCTGTTAGAATATCCGGAAAATACTTTCTGCACGGTGATCCTTACGTTGTCTTCTCCTTCCACCGGGGATACTCCCGGGGGGAAAAGATTAAATGTGACAATTCCGTTAGTAAAATCCACAGAGTAGGTCGTATTTAAGCGTTCTTCCCACTCTCCTGAAGAATTTAACACCTCAACTTTCCCTGCGCCGTCCAGGTCTTTAAATGACATATGGAATTCACTGCATTTACCGTGTTCGTCCACATCGGCAGATGAAACATAAAAGCTTTCCGTGAAATACTTGTTTATAAGATTAAATGGCTGGTAAGATGTTCCGCCACCATTAGGCTTCTTAGATATTGTTATAATAGGTACTGTAAGAGTATAAGAATTCGTATCATATACATGGTTATAAATACCATTTTTGGGGCTGTAGAAATATATAACTCCACTTCCAAAAATAATTGCTTCATCACCGCTTCGGTTGAAGTTTAATTTTTTGTCCGGAGCAACAAAATCCGTTTCAGGTAATGACTTTTGTTGAAGCATTAAAACCTGTGAAAACGATGTATCAGTGTTGGTCGATATGACAGAAAAATCAAGGTTTCCGTTATTATCACGCCCGATATGGTACATTTTTGTACCAACATGAACTATATAATTGTCATTGTCCCACTTCCAGATTGCATGTACCGTTCCGGTCCCTTTTATAACGGGCGTATAGCCCATTCTTTTTCTGACCTTCCCCGGCTGATAACGTATCATGTTGATGCAATCCGAGCTATGAAGCGCGTCGATTGCTGACGGTGAGGATGTGAAGTCACAGCCGAGAAATCTTTCTATCTGATATATGTTTCTTGTCGGTGATGCAGGAACGTCAAATCTAGCTGCATTTACTTCATTATCTGGCATTTATACCCACCCACTTTCTCCGTCAAACTCTTCTCTTCTGCCGATATCAACGCGCTGTTTCAATCGGTCAAAAGCTGTTTCAAACTCATTTCTATACGTGGTTGCTATTCCGTTATCATCATCCTTATAAAGCTGGGATGCTATATAAAGCGGAATGATTGCTGCTACTTCCGGATCAAGCGGTAACTCGTAATCATCCGGAGTAGTCTTTGTAATGTTCTGTGCGTATTTTTTGTAATAGACGGTATATAGTCCTGGTCTGTCGCTTCTAAATACTATAGTGTCGTTTGCTTCAACATAGTACTCTGAAGCTGCTAAATATCTGGGCTTACCGTCCTTTTCGATATAGACTTCTCCCTGGTATATCTGGTAAAAGTCTTCCAGCATTTCCTTAAGGTTGAACCTTACAACTTCCTCATTGTCAGGCACATCAAGAGCGCTGGCATAAGTGCTTGAATATAGGGCTACATTCTTAATATGAGCGGGATACAGCGACGAAAATCTTATAGCCACTTCATCCTTCGCTACGTTAGAAATAAGCCCCTTGTAGGGCGAATAATTATCATCTTCGCAACTGATTGTGTTTACTAAAGTACCTGCAACATAAATCTCTGCGGTCACTCCTGCGGTAGCCCTGAAATAATAGGACCTTGCTCCGGTAGCAAAAAATTCTATGCTGTCGTCAGATAAGATAATATCCTTGTTTAAACCTGCCAGAAGGTTACTTAAAGGCTCAACAACAAAGGTCTTTTTCCCTATTAGGAATTTGCCTACAGTAGCAAGCATCTGTAAGGCTTCATTGCAAGCCTGCGGCATAGCATAGATATATTCATTTGTTGTATTGTCATACTTTATCGTGCTGCCACTTAAAGAAAACAGTTTCCTTAAGGAAGCTTCTTTGATATCAAGCCATGTAGTCATGTACTTTAACCTCTTTTCTTGGCGGGTTTACGTGTTGTCTTTACAGCCTCTTCTTTAGACTCTTTCTTCTTTGTAACAACGGGGATATCAGGATCATAGATTGTAGATACGAAACTGTCTGCGTTTACTGATGTGATAATTCGTTTCTTCCCGTTTATCTCAACAATGTCTCCAACCTTATATTTATGCATGTTCTGTCTCCTTAAAAAGAAGGAAGGGCAGCTAATTGCCACCCTTCCTATGAAACTTTAGCTAAGTGTTGTAGCAGATGCAGCGGAAGATCCTGTCATAAGGACATGTCTCCAGTTGTAGAAGCCTGCGCTCCATCTAGCATAGCCGTTGTAAACAAGGTTTCTGGATTCTGTCTTTACTTCGGGCTTTACATCAAGAGTTACTCTATCCCAGAAGGTTGTTCCCATAAGGTCCTTGTTTGCCTCAGAGCTCATGATGATAGCGGGTGCCTCATCCTGCTTTTCAATTGTAGGAGTCCAGAGATGATCTACAACGAGCTTCCACTTACCTCTCTGTGTGTTGATGTCGTTGTAATCAGTTCCTACCTCACCGTCAGATCCGATGATCTTCTTGATAAGGTCTTCAAGGTAATATGCATTACCTGGGATGATGATTGTATCAGCCAGAAGGCCAAGAGGATGTCCCTTATCATCCTTAAAGTTTCTCATGATGTTTGCAAATCTGTTAAGGATTGCAGTACCGTTGATGGGGTTTGTGAAAAGGTTTGACTCTGTAACATTAGTTACGGATGTTCCTGAGCCAGTTGTAACACTCTTAAGGGGATGAGCTGCATTAAAGATAGAAACATTGTCTCCACCCTTTGTAGAATATGTAGCACCCTCATATGTTACAGTATCAGCGGCGCCACCTGTAAGGATGTCACTCATGAACTGTGCTCTTGATCTCTTATAAGATTTTACAAGAGATGTTGCGCGTGCTTTCATAAGGTCGATGTTTGCATCGTCTGCCCACTCTCTGGAAAGAGTAACTGTCTTACCAAAGGATGTGTGCTGAAGCACATTGAAGTAGCCCTGCTCGAAGTCGTCATCGGCTGCGTTCTGGCCTTCAGTCTTTGCTGAGAAGTTACCGAATGTACCAAAGGTACCAGCTTTCTCTGCGAATCTGTCTGATTTCTTAACATTTGCAAGGGCGTTCAAAAGCTCGTCGTCCTTATTCTTATTTGTGTCTGCATCATAGAAAATGCCTGCTAACTGGTCTGACCACTCATTCCATGTCTCGTCATTGGCGAGTGTCTCTGAACTTCTTACCATTACTGCCATGTTTTTTCTCCTTTACTTGTGAACCTTTGCGTATAGAGCTGTCAGCTCCTTGGGAGATTTATCCGGATAAAATCTCTGCCATTTAGCAAGCTCAGACTCCGGTATCTCTACAGCACCCTTACCCGTAGGAGAGTTAGGCGCTGTTTTCATGTGGCCTTTGCCCTTTGCCTCATTGATGGCTGCCTGCTTTGCTGCCTGTCTGCTCACGTTACGCAAGTTGTCAAAATTTACGATTTTGTATGCTTCTGAAATCCTTACACCAGGTCTTGACCTACAGTAGTCAGCGGCTTTTTGCCATTCCTCCGACTGAATAAGCTCGTCCTCACTGGCAAATGCCTTATCGAGAGCCATAATCTGCTTTATGTCCTCATTGATCATCTGCTGCACCTGGTTTTCCTGATTCTGTGCAAGTAACCTCTCTGCTTCCCGAATAGCCGGATTATTTGCGATCATCTGGTCAATCATGCCGGGATCAATGCCGGCTTTTGTGAATTCCTGCGCCATCTTTGCTCTCTGCTGTGCCGCAAGCGCTTCGCGGTACTCTGCTTCTGTTGTGATGGGCTGGTGTGTCTCAGGGTTAACCTTCCCTTTGCACATCTGAGCGTAGAAAGCATCTCTTTCTCTCTGCTCGTTCTCGTATCTAGCCTTTGCTTCGCTCTCCGCTCTTCTGCGGGCTGCTGCATAGATACTGTCGCGGTCTTCCTCTTCCTCCGAGTCGTCTTCATCGTCGGGATCTTCCTCGTCGTCTTCTTTCTCTTCTAAGTCCGCGTCTTCGGTTTCTTCGGGCTGGTCGGCGGCTTCAGCCTCTTCTTCGCCTCCATCTGCATCGCCATCAGCGAAAAATTGCAGATTCAAAAGCAACCTTCTTACTTCTTCCATATGAACCTCCTGGCATTTTTACGCTCTTGCCTTGCGAAGATTTGTGTATAAAAAAAGCACCCTCTTTCGAGAATGCTTCCTTTCATTATTGTGGCAGGCCCTGCACCAGATTATCCGGTGTCTGCGCTGCCATAGCCCGTTCAGCCTGCATCTGCTGTTGCATCTGCTGTGCTTCCTGCTGCGACTGTATTCTTTCCATTACAGACTCTAAAGCCATGCCTGCGTTTGGATATCCGTTTGCTTTCATGAATGTCCAATAGGTCTTAAGTGTTTCGAGGTCTCCTAAAGGTCCAAATGCCTGTGCCTGCAACTTAAGGTCTGTCTGGTTCCACATTGCCTCACGGTTAGCCATGAGTGTTGATGTAGGATCAGTGTCGAATATAAACTCATCATTCCAGTAGAACTCGCCGTTTATATCCATCTTCAGGAACTCATGACGGTTGATCTCATCATGCACCACCTTGCCGCTGCTATCGGCTGTTGTGATTGCTGTTGTCTGGTCCGCATATGCAAGCCAGAACTTAAATATGGTCTCATAAAGCCTTGTGAATGCTTCATTTTTCATTGTTCTCTTCGATTCCAAGCGTCCTGCCGCCTGATTGATAGAGAACTGTTTTGCTGTACCACTTGTAGCGGAACTATCATATTTACCCTGATAAGAGTCTGTTATACCGATTGTGGAACGCGCTGCATCATAGTTGATGTCAAGCATACGTGTGTCATACTCCACATTGGCCTGAAGATTAAGCACGTTGATCATGCTGATATCTGCCTGGTTCCTGACTCTTACAATCTTGAATTCCTTATCTGTTTTTTCAAAATCAAGCCCCTCCGGAAGTGTCAGAGCACTACCGGCTTTCATAAGCTTTTCATCTATCTTTGTGGAATACTTCTTTATTGCGTCCTGCTGGTCCATCATGACTTTTACATCAGAGCCACCAAGGAAACGGTCTTCCTCTGAGATGTTCTTACGAAGGATAACGGGGTAAATGTTAGGCTTGTAATAAGGGATTTTCCTCTTAACACGCTTGACTGTAGGCTTTCCCATCTCATCAAGCATGGGGTTGCCTTCCTCGTCAAATTCAGGCTCATCCATAAACAAATCTGACATCTCATCATCGGGATTAAGTTTTGCCTTCCTCTGGGTGCCATCCATGCTTATCTCTATACCTTCGACAAGCTCTTCGTAATCTTCTGTGGATTTCTTTTTCTTTTTAGAGCCGCATACGGGACAAACGCCGTCTATCATGTCTGCGCCGCACTCTGCGCACTTATCGCGTAGTCTTGCCTGGTAATCAGGGAAATTCTGAAGCTCGTAGAAATCGCACCAAACATACTTGCCAACGCCGCCATCATCGTTTTTAAAGTAGGCTGTATTGACTGTAACAAGGTCCTCATTGGTTGAAACCTCGTTATTATTGGTCTCTATCTCTACCTCATCATTTCCTGCGTCAGATACATCCACACCGTAGAATCTTTTAACAGCCTTCTTTGTCATGACTTCCTGCACAAAGAAATAATCCATCTCAGGGAGCTTTGTCATGCCGGGCTGCGGGATCACTTTATAAGGGTGGATAGAATCAACTACTACAGAGCCTATCTCGCTATGTGAGCCAATATTTGAATCCCACTGTACATGAAACAAAGAACCGCCCTGCACATATGTGACTCTCTCCATGGAATCATTAAGGACCTGCAAGTGTAGTCTCTGGACCATGGACTCCAATAATTTCTCAACTTTTTCTGCAAGTGCGTCATCCTCCGGATGTATAGCCTTTACTTTGGGCATGGGGATTGATGAGTCCACCTGTGACTCTACAAGCTCATAAACGATGTTCCTGACGTTAGAAGCCTTCTTAACGTTTGTAACGTTGCTATTAATGCTCTTCTGAATCTCACGGTCCCCTTTGTAGTACTTTCTATAGGTGATCATGTTAGAGCGCTCTTCGCCGTACTTGTTCTTGGCTTCTTCCAGCTTGCTCTTCCATTCTGATAAAGTTTTATTCTGGCCTTTTTTAACCATCTTTTTTATCCTTCTGAATAGTTTCATTAGTTGGGTTCTCCCCATGTCTCAATGATGATTTTGCGTGTTTCTTCATTGGCATTTTCGTAGTCTTCCCGCATGTCATCCGTCCATTTAATCTTCTTTCCGGATACCACACTTATCGCGGGATTTATCCAGTAAACGCAAAAATACCGCAATGCATCGACGCTGTGCGTCAAATCATGCGGCTCTTTAGCGTAAACTATCGGTTTTTTCTCGTCTCGCTGTATCTTAGTCAAACAGCGGTAGGCTTCAGGAGCACAATTGCCATAGGCTGTGAGCTTTCCTTTCTGCCCTTCATCATGTTTCAGGTACTCTTTTAGGGCTGCGCACCCTGCTGCAAGGTCATTAGAGCATTTTGTAAGGAAAATCCCGTTTTCTCCAAAGATTATTGCCCTCGAACGCCCTGTCTCCTGTGAACGGCTCCATAAATCAGGCGGAGCCAGCCACAATTGCACCTTTTCTATCTCTTTTCGCTCGATCATGCTGCGGGTAATCCCTAAAATGATCTCTGCGGCATTACTTATAGGCAGGTTTTTCTCGCAATGCTCATGTATTATCTGGGCATTTCTGTGTGAATCTACATTTATCCAGTAAGCAGCGAGCATATCAAGTCCATAGTCCATTACAAAGTAAGTGACTTTTGTACCTTTCATTTCGTCTGCAACGAATGAATTCTTGTTTACTTCAGGGAAAAATGCCCCTCCGGGAGTGCTCATGGCCTCTTCTTCCGTTGCCGGATACTCTTGTGCCATTCTCACCTCGCCTATATTCCTTAATGTCTCGTCATACCACTTCTGATCTCGCCTTGGGTCAGCGTACCACGGTATAAATATGTGAAAAAAGGTATTATCCTTGCTTTCATACAACTTTTCAAACAGTGTTCCACGCTGGTTAGTGGAAATTCCTATTATTTGACCGCCTGTAGGTCGGTTGATCGTAGGATATGCAGCTGTCCAAATGTCCTCTGCATATTGCTGTGCCGCCCACTCGTCGATAATAAGCAGGTCAGCGGTCAAGGAACGTCCTGCATCTGCACTCGCAGGTATTCCCACTGTGGTCGATACGGGTGCATTATCAAAATGTATCGTAAGTGACAGTGCAGAATTCTCAAACCATGGGCCACTATAGCCTTTTGGTACTTTTCCTTTCTCCAAAATAAGCTCAGACATGTATCTTAGGATGACTGCCAACCTTCGAATCAGCTCTTTTGCGTCTTCCTCTGTCCTTGAAAGACAAATAACTGTTCTTCCGGGCTTTGTCAGCATCATCCACGCCGCATAATGAAGCGCCAGCCAGGTAAAACCAAGCTGACGCGCTTTTAATACGATATTATGTTTATGCGTCAAAAACGCTTTAAAGGTATCTACCTGCTCTTTCCACGGATTAAAGGGCTGTATCAGTTCATCAGCGTCTTTATCCTCTATATGTCCATATGTTTTTAACCAGTAAACGGGATTATCATAGCAATACCTGATCTCTTCCGTTCTTAGTTCATCTATCTCTCTCAACTATGTGACCTTTTTCTATCTTTATTGTGCCATCTATCGCTTTCTCAATGAGGAGTCGTGCTACTTCTACCTCTCCCATGCGGTTATCAGCTCCAATGGCTCTCAATCGTTCTCTCTGTTCATCATTTAAGCGTATTCCTAGTACTGATGTCTTCATAATCCATAACCCTGTAAACTCTTTAACAGCTCAATGCCCTGCAATACCTTCCGCATACGCTCCTGTTCTTCCATCCTCTTAAGGTCCTCCATCTCCCTACGGTCATCATCAGTCATCATGCCGTTTCCTATGACCTGCGGAAGCTGTGTGACTTCTCCTGTCTGGTAAGGAAGCGAACTGTCTGCATATCCACTGATTATTGGATTTCCAAAAGGATCACGCCCTGCATACTGCTGCGGTCCGCCATAATGAAACTCAGGTGCATTCTCCATAGCGTAGTTATAGATTTCTCTATCTCCTAGCCCGCGGTTAGCCTGAAAGTCCTCAACGTCATCCTGTGTCTGCGCTCTTGCCATGTCTATTACGTTCTGAGAGTCTGGATTAACCGGTTTATGAAAGTTGGGTTCTCTCTCCTGTCCTACCTCTACCTCCGGCTCATTACCTACATCGCTTATAGCCTGTGCGTACATCTCATTTATTTTCTTCTTGTAGTCTTCATCTTCAGGTGAGAACATGGTCAATCTCCTTTAAATGGAATGAGCCACCAGTAAAAAGGTAGAAAAACTGATGGCTCGGGGTGTTAACAGTATGATTTTTAAAAAATTTGGAGGAAGGGGTATTTTATATATATATAGTACTACCCATCCTTGGTACCGGGGGGAGGGGGTACGGAGGTGATCTAGAACCCTGCCGCCCTGATCCGGTTCTGTGTAGAGGCTTTATAAAATACCCCAGGTATGGCTAAAAAATAAAAAAAATTTAAGGTGATTCAAATTTTTCACAGCATCACTTCGTTAAATATCCCTTTCACGAAATAGCAATCTGTACTCAAATATTAAATATCATCAAGTTATCTTCTTATGCTAGTATTTATCTAGCTTCTTGCTTTTACACTTGTTATTTCTTATCGTTTAATCGTGTATCAGCCTAGGGATATTTGATACTTCATAATCTGTATTCCGATAATATATTAATATACATCAAGAATATCATTTCGTTTAATGCATTTATCTATTCAGGATCACTATATATTGTGGTCTGCTTCCAGTCTTCCTTTAAGCTTTTCAATCAATGCCTTGTCTGCTTCTGTGATCACATTAGCATTGAGGTCTAGGCTGTCTGCTGGCTTCTCTCCTGCTGTATCTCTTAAAGCTGTATAGGCTTTTACATCTCCGGCCATTGCTCTCTCTAGCATTGCTATTGTGATGTTCTCTAGTCCTGTCCTTCCGTTCTCTTTGTCCACCTTAGATAGTAAAATATCAGCCTGTTCTTTAAAGGTTCGTCGTTGTGCCTGCGCTGCGTTGGACGCGTTAGCTCCTGCTGTTGTAATCTCTTTATCCTTTACGGGATCACTGCCTAATTGATAAAGCTTACCACCGTTATACGCTCTATATGTTCTGCTTTCGTTATATGTTCCTTCTGGTAGTTCTTTCAGGTGCTCGTTAAATACTTCATCAGGAACCACATAGAAGCTTTTCTCTTTTCCTTCTTTATCTGTTTTAATTATCTGCGGATAGATAGAGATATCAAAGGGGGCTTTTTCTGTTTCCTTATTCACTTTGACGGCCTCCTTTCTTCTAATCTCTTCTTTAGGTCATCAACTAATTGTTTATCAGTAAAATAAGTTGCTCGGCTGCTCTCTGATCTAAGCGGGTTTACTTGTGACCCTCCTAGTAAATAATCTATGTGATCGACCAGTGCCGGCATTATGTTATTAACTTCTATATCTGGATACTTGGCAAATAAAAACAGCCTGAAAAGTTCATTATCTGCTTTCCGGCTGTTAATTAGTTCTTGATACTGTTTATCTTCTCTTGCTTCAAAATAGAACCACTTAAAAAACTCTTCTGCTATTCTTCCGGGGATGTAAATACAAGGGAAGGAATACCATATATATTTTAGTGGCTGGATGCCTGTCTTGATCTCTTCGGGTTCGTAGTTAATAGATACAAAGCCGCAGTTAATTAGGTTTGTGTCTATCTCTTCTATTCTTTTTCTAAAGTCCTCGCAAATAATTACATCGTCCTGAAGGTGCCAGGCGTCGCCGGCGTCTTTACAACTTAATACGAAGGACAATAGATTCCCGATCCTGTAGGTATCATTCTTAATTATGATGTTTTCTAGTCCTTGCTTCTGTAGTGATGGAATTAAGAATCCTTTTACATACCACAT